TATTTCCAACGCATGGGAAGGGTTGAAAAGCTGGTTTAACAGTATCTGGGATTCCCTGTTTGGAAACCGCAAAGCGTCTGTCACCGTAGAAAAACGCACAACAGAAAACGTTGTGCCTATGCCTAAAGCGGCGAGTCTCCAGATTCCGGCACTGGCCACAGGTGCCGTCATCCCTCCAAATCGCGAATTTCTAGCGGTTTTAGGCGATCAGAGAACTGGAACCAACATTGAAGCTCCACTTGATACCATCAAGCAGGCGGTAGTGGAAGCCATGCGAGAGGTTGGTGGACAGGGGAATGGCACGATAACGGTGGTTGTCAATTTGGACGGGAGAGAGGTCGCAAGGAACACGGTTAACCATATTAACCGCATGACACAGCAAGCCGGAAAGCCGGTTCTAAACTTCTGAGGTGGATATGGAGATTTTGAAAATCAACGGGCACGACTATTCCCCATATGTGCAGAGCAAAGGTTTTGGATGGAGCAGGGAGGACCTAGACAGCGATAAAACGACCCGCACAAAAGATGGGAAAATGCGCCGCCATAAGATTACAACCAAGCGAAAGCTGTCTTATACCATGCTAGGAATGAACCGCGAGCTTTTAGCGCAGCTGGATGATGATTTAAGCGCCGCCACGTTTCCAGCTACATACCGTGATCTGCATGGTACCATGACCAAGACCTTTTACTGCTCCTCGTTCAATGCCAATATCAGTGAAGTATGGGACGGCGATACTGATATTTGGGAGGGAGCGTCTTTCAATATCATAGAGGTGTAGCTATGGCACAGACAACAAGCAAACTGTGGAAAAGCCTTTGGAGGATGTCAAACACAGAGCGGGAATACAAGTTTGAGATCAACGGAGTTGAGTACGGTCCAGATCAGGAAGTGGAGCACTCTTACAGCAACGGCCTGTTTGAGGATTTCGGAATCGGCAACGCATACACTGCCAGTTTGAAGATCAGCCTCTTTGCGGACAACATTCCAAAAGCGGCGACCATTAAGCGGTATGTCCGCCTGAAGAATGGGACACAGGTTTCCGAATGGATTCCGAAGGGCACATTCTTCACCAACCGCAGGAGCGAGGACGACGGCGATTGGACGCTGGAAGCCTATGATGCCATGCGTAAGGCAGAGGTGGTTTGGGAGCCGGACCAGAGCCTGGAATTTCCCATGACCATGCCGGACGCTGTTGCGGAGTTCTGCCGCATTCTGGGAGTAACGCTGGACAGCCGGACGGCGCTGAACGCCAACTACACCATTGATTATCCGGCCAACGATTACACCATCCGGAACGAACTGTGTTTTATCGCCGCCGCCCATGCGGGGAACTGGATGATAACAGACGCAAATACCTTATATCTGGTTCCGCTCCTGTCCGCTCCTCCGGAAACAAATTATTTAGTGGATGAACACGGAGACGCCATCACCTTTGGAGGTGACAGAATCCTTGTCTGAACAATTCTTTGTCGGCCTGGACATCACAGGCTTTGAGAATACCGGAAAGTATAAACCCATTTCCCGTGTGACGTTGATAGTCGATGATGAAAACGCATTGACGGCGGGGGACGATACAGGTCTGGAGATCACGGCTTCCTGCCCCCATGCAACACAGGACATGGTTAATACACTTTTATCACAGCTGCAAGGCTATGAATATCAGTCATTTACAGCAGATGCGGCCAATTTGGACCCGTCCGCAGAACTTGGGGACGGCGTTACTGTCAGTGGGCTATATTCCTTTATTTCCAGGCTAGAGGACGATGGAGATGGCTATCCAAGCATATCCGCTCCCGGAGAGGTGGAACTGGAGGACGAATACCCGTCTGCTGGTCCCATGACGCAGGAGTTTAATCGCAAGATCGCAGAGACCCGTTCCACGATCACAAAAACGGCGGAAGAAATCCGCTTGGAAGTGGAAAACGAAATTGAAGGTCTGTCGTCCAGCATTTCCGTTCAGTTGGATAGCATTACATCCACAGTGCAGGGGTTGAATGGACAGGTTTCCACGATTTCGCAAAAGGTGAACAACATCACACTCACAGTGCAGAACGGCACGGACCGCTCGTATATTGATCTCTCTGTGGGCGGCGTTACGGTTGCCTCGCAGGTCATTCGATTTACTGGGGATGTGGTGTTTGAGTCCAGCCTGACCGACGGCTCCACCATGATTTCCGGAGACAACATTTTGACTGGCGAGGTCTCCGCAGAATATATCCGGCTGGGCGGAGAAATGGCAGTCTATGAGAGCCTTAGTTCCAGGGCTGACCTGGGCGGCTACATCGGGTATGTGACCAGCTACGATTATAACGGCTCCCGCACCTATGGGATGGGTATGATTGAAGCTGTCAGTGAAAATCAGGTAGTTGCTACTAGCGGCGGCGTTCGTATGACCACCGATAATGGCGAGGTCGTTGTGGCAACCAATATTACACTGGACACCCGAAATGCCGTCAATGTGTACGCAAACCGCTTTACATCAGATGTGGAGCTGAATGTGACTTCTGACCGAAACGCAAAGGATGACATTCGGTATGATGTTGCTGAAAAATATATCTCTCTGTTTGACCGGCTGAACCCAGTGAGCTTTCTCTATAAAGGGAAAGAAGCCAAGCGCCACCTGGGCTTTATCGCACAGGATGTGGAGGATGTTTTAAATGAAATCGGGATGCCGCTGGATGATTTCGCGGCCTTGTCTGTAGATGACGAGGGGCGGTATGGCCTTTCTTATGGAGAGTTTGTCGCGGTACTGACGGCAAAAATTCAGCAGTTGGAACAACGATTGAAAGCTTTGGAGGGCTGATATGGAAGAGACAAAGAAATTGATTGATGATGCGATTGCCATTCTTTCAACGCTTTCTGTGAATGGAGACGCGGTAGAAGTGATGGCAGCAGCCAAGAGCAAGCTGCGGAAAGCATCCGCAAATCTCAAGGAGGAACCCGATGGCCGATAAGAATATCAGCACACTCCCGGCAGTGGAGAGCATCGACAATGACTCCCTCTTTGTCGCGGAGCAGCAGGGAGTGGCCTCCAAAGTGACGGGCGCGCAGGTTGCGTCATTTGCCAAGGAAGCAGCTAACGCCAATGTACAAGCGGCTGTAGATGCGGCGAAAAAAGCGCAGGAGGCCGCAGAGACCGCAGAAGCGGCGGCGCAGGTAACAGCCCACCCGCCCCAGGTGAACGAGGAGACGGGCTTCTGGCAGGTATGGAACAGCGGAACCGGGGCCTATGAAGATACCACCATTCAGGCGGAGGGTCCTGTCGGCCCGCAGGGAACGTCTGTAAAGAGCATTACGCGCACCAGCGGTACCGGAGCGGCGGGAACCACAGACACCTACACGATGTACGATTCGGACGATGAAGCGATTGGAACATTTACTGTGTACAATGGCGCGGACGGCATCGGCTCCGGCGATATGCTGAAAAGCGTATACGACACGAAGAATAAGAACACGGATATTTTTACTTACGCGGACGGGATTCTGGACTCCGCGAAGAGCTACACAGATACCTCTATTCAGGCGGCGATCCTGGACAGTTGGGAGGCGAGCTATTGAGCACTCAGGGGGACAAGCTGAAAGCGATTGCGGACGCTATTAGAGCGAAAGAAGGCAGCTCTGACCCTATTGCTGCCAATGATTTCCCGGCGAGAATCGCGGCGATTGAGACGGGGACGCAGCTTCCAACATTGACAAATCCCGGCACGGCGGCAGATATGGCACAGGGGAAGCAGCTGATTGACCAGAATGGCGAGATTGTGACGGGGACATTAAGAGAAAGTACCGCAGGTTCCGGTTATACGGTGATAGATACGACCCCAACACTAAACAGTACCAATCTTCAGCTGGACTACACATTTGAAATGGACAGAATCATGCGAAAAGATTCGATACTTAATATGATGTGTCCAATTAGCAACTTCGGCAACGCCACTGCCGCAGACGTTCTATTTGGAAAGACGTTTACTAGCACAGCTGGCGTAAATGTAACGGGTACCGGCGCGTTTATGACTCCAACTTTGCAAACGGTTGTAGCTGACGGAACTCCATATTTAAGGGTTCCCTATACAGGGTCTGTCATTCCTAATTTTGTTTTCATTTATGCAGATGGAATCGTCTTCACTGATAAAGCGT